GCATTTCCGGCATCGTTCGTGGCCTTCTTGGCATCCTCACCGGCGGTTTTGACCGCATCACTCAGTGCTTTGATGGATTTGAGCGGGGCCTTCGCCGCATTGGCTGCAGCCACCGCCGATACCGCCAACCCATCAGCCTTGTCCTTTGCCGCCGAAGCCGCCGCCGCCATTTCATAATAGGCCGAGCCTGCATCAATCGCCGCCCCGCCGATGGTGATCGACAGGGCACCCATTCCCGGCAGGCCCTTTATGCTGGCCGCGATTTTGTGCATAAAATCGGCCCATTTCCGCTCGATCCCCGCCAGCATCCTGAGCCATCCGGCCTCGATCGTCGTCCAGACCGTTGCTAGTGCCAGCCCCAAGGATTTTCCGCCGAGCTTGATCCGGTCCCAGACTTCCACCGCGAGGTTTTTCAGGAGGCCCAGCGCTGCACCAAACCCACCGGCACCTTTGACGAGGCGGCCGAACCAATAAAGCAACTCGCCCGCGCCAACGATCAGCGCGCCAATGCCGGTGCGAATGAGCGCGCCGCGCAGGACGGCGAGCGAAAGCGATACCCCGCGAATGCCAAGGACGGCCGAAGCCAGCGAGAGGACCAGCTTGCCGCCAAACATGGCGGCCGCCACAGCCGCAATGCTGACAATTTCGCCGAGATGGTTGAATAGGGTTTTTATGGCGCGGCCCAGCGGTCCGGTCACTTTGCCGAACGAGGCGAAGGCATCGGCCACCGCCTGCAATGCCGGAGCCGCTGCCACCGCCAGTTGGTTGGAAATTCCGCGCCATAACAGCCCCATTCGCGACAGGGCATCATTGGTGCGCTGGATTTGCGCGGCGTCTTTCTCGGAAACCGCCACACCAAAATCCTTCACGTCCTTGGTGGCTTGGCGCAGGGTTGCACTGTCAATCCGGGTGAAGATCAGCCCAGCCCGCGCCCCGAAGATCTGGGACGCGACAGCCGCCTGTTCTGCGGCCGGGATGAACTTCTGGATCGCGTCCTGAATCTTGATCATCTTCTGATCGATTGGCAGTTTGGCAAGATCGGTCGCAGAAAGATGCAACGCCTGTAGCGCTTTGACCGCTGGACCGGTTCCCTGCGCCGCCTGGCTGAGGCTCTTAGTCATCATGATCGTGGCTTGCGAGACCTCGCCCTGCGAGACACCGGCCAGATCGGCGGCCCGCGCCAACACCTGCATGCTCGCAGTCGTGGTGCGCAGGCTGGCCGCCAGTTTTGCCTGCTCATCGATGGTTTTAAGACTGGATTTGACCATCGCGATCCCCACCGCAGCCGCAGCCGCCGCCATCACGCCCACAGCTATCTTGGCCCGGCGCGCAAACTTCGCCAGTTTCGCATTGGCAATCTCCATCTCGCGCGAGGCTTTACCAAAGCCCTTTTTGCCCGCATCGCCAATGCCGGTCAGCTCTGCGCGCACCTGTTTGCCGCCCACTGCCGCAAGGCGGACGCTGACACGTTTTTCAACCATGATCCTGTTCCATCTGCTCAAAGAGTTTCACCACCATCACCGCCTCGATCGCGGGCAGGAGTTCCGCGACCGGAGCGGGATTGATCCCGAGCGCGTGGGCCAGCGCTAACGCGGCCCCCATGTCCCAGCCGATAATGCCGCCCGCCGCCGTGATCCGCATTTGCCCGCCAAGGCGGCCGACAAGATCCCACACCTGCACCCCTTCAAGGGTTTGTGGCGCATTCAGCGCTTGCGGGCAGTCTTCGCAGGTTTGCGCGCAGGCTTGGCAATAGTCACCGCCCCCGCCGAAAACCCACTCGGCAAGGGCGGTGAGACGTTTTTTTCCTGATCCAGCACCAGCCCCTTGGCGACGTAGTCGGTCTGGAAGGCCTCAAACAACGGCCAGACATCCAGCAGGGCATCAATCGCTTCAGGACTCACAGGGATGTTGTGGCCGTCAACATCCCCAACGCCATCCCAATCAAGCATCGCATTTCGGGCCAGGGCCTTGGCGAAGGTTAGCGCGCTGACCTCGTCCGGCACTTCCTCTGGCAATGCCTGCACCAACGGATCATTGCGGGCCGCGACCATCATGGCCGTGGTCAGCGGGCCAAGAAGGACACGGACACCATGGCCAAGATCGAGCCACGTCGGCTTGTTTGAAAGATCAAGTTTCAGCATGGTTAGTAACCTCCAACAGTGTTTTTGAGAACAACGCTGCACATCTGCCCCGCCACGGAATCGTAAGCGGCTTGCCAGTCGAAGCTGACTTGAATGCCTTGCGGTCCGTCTATTGCGGCGCGCGGACGCGGCAGGTAAACGGCATGCGCCGTGAGGATCAGGCTGACATTGGCGGAGATGGTGTAGGAGAACTCGAGCGACGAGGCCGTTCCGTTCAGCGCCTGGTCCATCAGCGTGGTATCGGCAAAGCGCACGTCGATCTTGCCAGTGAGCGCCGCGATGGACGGGTCTGCACCGTCAATGCGCCCATCGCTGCGGATGGTTTCAATGCGATCGAGGTTGTTGGCATAGGTGATGTCGGCTGAAACGATATTGCCCAGCGCCACACCGCCCCGCTTGATTGCGCCGTTGAAATGCCCAAACCGTTGCAAGGCGTAGGCCGTAAGAGTTCCGGCCGCCGTCGCCGTGGCAACATTCTCGCCCTGTGCAATCAGCTTCACGTCCGCCGTCAGCAAGCCCGAGCGCGCCATTTGCCACGAGATCTGATCGAGCATGCAGCCCGTATACATGGCAAAGCGGGGGATCTCCGGCATGGCGACTTCAAGGGCCATGCTCGGCAAGACCCATCCGCCGGATTTGAACGTATGCGTCTTGGCGGTGGTGCCGGCGGTAGTTGGTGCGCCAAACGCGGCCTTCAGCCAGAAGCCAAACGCCTCGGCGTCGATCGGCACCTTGATGTCGCCATCCGCCGTCACTGCATCCTTGATCGGGGCCAGTGGATCGCGGCCGTATCCCAGAAGTTCCGAAGTCAGCAGCGGCTGCTCCGCCCCCAATGAGGCACTGGCAAAGGGCATCTGGTGAAACCCGCTTGCCGGCGCTGTGCCATAGGTAGTCTCGAACGCAGCCGCCAATTGCGACCGCGCGCCTTGTGCGCGTGCCATGGATGTTCCTTTCGATGGAGTGGGGGTCTGGTTAACCCAGCGGGTCAGAGGTCGTGTAAACCAGCGTGATCTCGATAACGGCGGCTTTCAGGGCCTCGCCGCCTTCAACCGGCAGATCGATGGGTTTCGGAGCCGATGCCTCAATCCAGTCGCAAAGACCGCCGAGGGTGCGGTTGGCAGAAATTACCGTGCCAATGGATTGCACGAGGGTATCGAACGCCGCCGCCCGCGCCGAGGGCGTCTTGCCCTGAACGATCACCTCAAGTTCGGCCTTGTGCTCGTAAAAATACGCAAGCGGCGAGAGCATGACCTCGGGCGTGCCGGGGTCACCGTCGCGCAGGATAACAAGGCCGCTGGCGCGGATGCGTTCAGGCAGCACGTCTTCGCGCAGCGCGGTTGCGCCGGGCGCGGTTGTGAGCGCTGCATGCAGCGCCTGCAGGATGGTTTCGCGGGGTGTGGGCATGGATCTTATTTCGTTTTGTTGTCTGGGATTGACATCTGAATGTTTACACCATAAACAGTATTTGTTTACAGCATTCACACATGAAGGTGAATCACTTGGACGACGAACTCGTTGGAATTAACGAAATAGCACAGTTGGCGAATGTTTCCCGGCAAGTCGTGGCAAACTGGCGGGCAAGGTCTCAAGATTTCCCCGATCCTCTTGCCTCATTGGCATCCGGACCGGTGTTCAAACGTTCGCAAATTCGAGCATGGTTAAGAAGGAAAAAGACACCAATGGCACGCATTTTTTCGACGATCAACCTAAAAGGCGGTGTGGGAAAAACAACTACAACTGTTGCGTTAGCGGAGACATTTTCTGCCGAATTTGGCAAGAAGGTGTTAGTGATAGATTTGGACCCCCAAACCAATGCCACCACCATGTTAATTGGTGAAAAAAAGTGGCGGAACCTGAACGAGGACGAGCACACGCTTGCCCGCTTGTTCAAGGATGCACTCAACCCGGACGATAAGAGGTTTGATTTTGGCGCAACTCTCCAGAAGAAAGTTTCAGATGTAGCCGGCGCGCTAAATGTTGATCTCCTTCCTTCAAGCCTTGATCTGATTGACATTCAAGACCAGCTCGCGACTACCCCGAGCGGAAAATTTTACTCGATAAACCCAATTGAATTACTGTGGCGCACTGTAAAAGCACGACTTGACGATTATGACATCGTTATCGTGGATTGCCCTCCAAACTTGGGGATTATCACACTGAATGGCCTTCGTATTTCAGAGGGCTACATAATCCCCACTATTCCAGACATTCTCTCCACATATGGCATCCCGCAAATTGTGACACGGGTCGGCGAGTTCGCCGATGAAATCGGGGAACCGATCGATCCGCTTGGTGTGGTAGTCTCAAAATACAAAGCAAATTCAACCGTCCACGCAAATGTGCTGCGTGATCTGAAATCCCGGTCTGATGCACCAGTGTTCGAAACCAATATCCCTGAGGCTAACGACATCGCAGCGGCAGCCGAGCATCAATCATACACTCGTACACTGAAACAAAAATACGGCTATCGTGGGCTTGCGGAATCTTATCGAAGCTTGGCGCACGAAATCCTCAAAAAGTTGGAGGACTAACAATGACAATCCAGTCCAAATTGGTGCGCCTAGCCAAAGCCATTGATGCCCAAGCAAAAAGGGACCCGGAGTTCGCCCGGGTCCTTGATGACATTCTTAGCTCACCACCCTCCCAAAAAGCTAACACTGCCGCATCCCGGCCAAAAAACCGTCGGGCACCTTCGGTTTTCAATCCGATAGAATTGGCCCGGGACGGTGATACAGTGCTAAGGCAGAAGTTGAGTGATCTATCAATAGAGCAATTGAAAGACATGGTGGCTGAACACGGTATGGACCCCGGAAAACTTGTTATGAAGTGGAAAAGTACCGACAAGATAATTGACCGAATTATCGACATTTCGCTATCGAGAGCCCAAAAGGGCGATGCATTTCGCCGAGGTTGAGACCTGAAAATGGGGCGAGTTTTGACGTCCTTCTTCTGTCATTCAGTTTTCTACCCACTTTTCCACAATCAACCCCGGCACCATTCCTGCCACCCTCTCCGCATCCCGCGCCAGATCGAGCCGCTTGCGCAGCTTCACCTGCGGCACCAGCAGAAAGATCGGCGCAGAAACCTGCCCGCGTCCGGTTTTCGATCGCGACGCCACAGCTGTCCCCCGCGCATTGATCCGCGCCTTTTCAGCCACGAGCAAACTCGGCCCATTGCGACGATAGATGAACCGCAACCGCATCCCGCGCCGCCGTTCCCATTCGCCCGGCGTCAACCGCGCACCGCCGCGACCTTTACCAGCGGCCGCAGTCGGGATCGCCAGATAAAACCCGCTTTTCGAGCGAATCAGCACGCCGCGATCATGGGCCGAGAGGATTTCCGGGGCGTTGGACCACACGAACGCCGCCGCATCGATGCTGTCCTTGCCCTTGGGATAGGTCCGGTTGCGAATGGTGCGCGGCAGGCGATGGCCGAGACCCGCGTGGGTGATCTGTTCCCGCCACGCCTGTTTTAACTCAGATCCGGCTGATTTCATCGCCGCCGTGACCGCGTGCTCGCCAGCCTTGATTTCATCCTTGAGCATGCCGACAAGATCAGGGTCAAACTCCATTTTCAGATTCATGCTAGAACCAATTCCAGCGTCCAGATCAGCCGCTCGCGATCCCGTTTTGGTTCACCCTGAATGGTAAAGGTGTCCGCGCCGATGATGATGGTATCGCCGGATTTAACGCTCGGCATTTCAGACACCCGCACATCAATAATGGTGGTGTCCGACAAAATCCGTGCAGCACCAAAGCTGGTCAACTCATCCGGAGCCTTGCGAATAACCCGTACCGGCAGAGGAACCCCACCCTGCGGCGTCCACGTTGCCTCCGCCGCCATGTTTTGATCTTGGAAGATCGCATCTATAGCGGCGGCAAAGGCGTTCAAGTTACCGGCCTCAGTTCGAGGAGAACAGCCGCACGCCCAGCGCCGGGCGCTTGTTGACGGGCAGAATCGAGGCCTCGGTCAGAAGATCAATGCCGTCACCGCGTTCGCGGGTCAGTTGACGCGCATAAAGCGGCAGACCGATGGTGTTGGCGGTTTCGATCATATTGGCCGGTGCGCCGTAGGTCGTGAAGGTGTCAATCGTCCCCATGGGAAACGCGATACCTTCGCCGGCGGGAATGCCGCGCTCAACCGTGCCGCCTGAAAGCGTAAACACGGCCGGGAATTCCTCAAACAGAATGCCGGCGAAGGGAAAGGCGCGACGCATGTCCTCGCGCAGCGGCTGCCCCCCGGAAGCATAATACTGATAGGCGGTTTCGACAGTCGCATGCCCGATCAGCTTGTCAAAGAACTCAGGGGACACCAGGGCGCGCACGCCGGTCATGGTTTCGCCCTTGAGCTCGGTCTCGATCTGGCGAAGAACGGCGCGCACCTTTTGCTGAACCTTGGTCCCGGCGGTGCCGAGAACAAAGTCGGTCTGCTGTTGGGTAATGCCAAACTCGGTGAAGTAATTGTAAAGCGTGGTACCGGCCCCGTCCTTGGCAATACCGCGAAGGGCATTGATCTCCATATATTCGCGGGTTTGCGCATGCTTGTTGCGCATCATGGTCAGCTTGCGCGTCATCACAGAAACCAGCGGATCTGCGGTATCGCCGGATCCAAGCGCCGGCACGCCCTGAATATCGCCAGGCAAAATGACATCGTCATGGGGAATCCACGGCACAGCAAACGAGCGCATGGAGCGATCTTCGCGCGTGCCAACGGTGGCCGGGCTGCCAAGGGGTTTGGTGGGCAGAAGGCTCAACACCCCTTCGCGCTGTTCGAGAATGACGCTGCGCTGGGTAATGCCCTCAAACCGGAACAGGCCCATTTGGCTGAGACGACTGTAAAGGTTCGGCAGGATGTTGATGGCGCGGGTCATATCCGCAAGCGTGTAACCGCCCGCGGCAAACGGATTGATGATGGTGGGCATGGGGGTATCTCCGGGTTGGGGGATCAGATGGGGAAAGGATCAGGCAGCGTCACGCGGCACGATGCCAACGGCGGCCAATTGGCCTTCCTTGGTGGCAATCTTGGCGGCCGTTCCGACGGTTGCGTCATAGTTCAGCTGGGCTTTTGAGACGATCACCGGGCCGCGGGCAACGATCAGACCGGTTGCATCAGCGGCAGTTGCATCCACGGCTTCGATCAACACAGCGACCGCCACTTGTGATCCGTCCGTGCCCGTATCCGGTGACAGCTTGTATTTGCCACTGGCAGTGACAATACCGAGCACGCTGCCAAGCGCGTAATTGGTACCCGCCAGCAGGGTCACGCTTTCGCGGGTGTAATTTGCGTTATCCTCGTATTTGAGGAGGTCGCCCAGCGAGGGCGGTTGGGTGAGGACGGCCATGGTTTGGCTCCTTTATGGGGTGATTTTGGGGGACAGCAGTGGTTCAGGCGGTTTTCGCCGCCGCTTCGGCCGCCGCAATCAGCGGGCTTTCTTTGGGCGGCGCATCAACCACGCGCGGAGCGATGGAGGCGATGATCGTCGCATCGGTCGTGGCAGCAAGTTGCTCGAGCACCGCGCGGCGCAAAGCGTCGGGTTTGGTACCGGCCGTGAGAGCTGCGGGAACATCAATCGTCAGCCCCAGCTTGGCGGCCTCGGCACCGATTTTGGCGATCTCTGCAGCCTCGGCGCGGATGCTGTCCACCGTCAGGTCGTTCGGCAGGGCAGATGCGGTCGGTGCAGGAGCCCGGGGTTGAACGATGGTTGTGGTCTCTGTTTCGGGCGCGGCCGCCTGAGGGGTGGCCGCATCCGGGGCCGCCGAGTTTTGCAAATCGCCCTGCGCATTATTCACAGGAGTATCGCGACCGGCGCAGCGGGGGCTGCGGTGCACAGTGTTTTCTTGGGTGTCGTCATGGTGGTGGTCCTTTCCTGGGAGTGATTGGTCATAGCGGTGGTTTTTGGCGGGGAGGCGCGTGCCAAGGGGGCGTCGAGCGATGCAACAAGATCGTCATGGGCCGTTTCCAGCGTGCCGACGACATCAGCCAGCCCCGCATCGAGCGCGTGTTGCCCGCGATAAATGGCGGCCTCGGTGGTGGTGACCGCCTGTGGGCGAAGCGCGCGATTATTGGCGACACGCGTAACAAACCGCGCATAAAGATCATCAACGTCGGCCTGAATGTCTCCTGCAGCCGAGGGCGACAGCGGCACATGCGGATTCCCGTCAGCCTTCTTGGCTCCGGCAAAGATCAGCGAATATTTGCGCCCGTCCATTTTGTCATGGGCGCTGCGGTCCACATGCACAGCCAGCACCCCGACCGAGCCGACCTCGCCGGTTTGTGTCGTGTAAATCCGGTCGGCAACTGAAGCGATGGCATAGGCTGCGGACAAAGCCTGCTCGCGCGCAATGGCCCAGAGCGGCTTGCCATGGGTAGACTTGAGCACGCCGAGATAATCAACGAGGTCGAACAGCCCCGCAACCTCGCCGCCCGGGCTGTCGATCTCCAGCAGCACGCCGCGCACAGCCGGATCAGCAAAGGTGCTCTCGGCGGCATCGGCGATGTCGTCATAGGTCGTGATCCCGAGCCAGCGCGAGAACCCATCGCCGCGCTGCAAGAGCGGGCCGAAGATCGGCAAACCGCAATGCCGCCATCCGTTAAATCCCAATCCTGATCGCGTTGCACCGGTGCCATTTCTCCGTCAAACAAGGCGCGCGGCGCGGACATCACGGCATCAACCGCGCGCGGGGCAAGGGCCAGCGGGCGCGCAGCCAACCGGCGGATCAAATAAGATTTGTCTGTTGTCATGGGGTGGCGGCCTTGGGAGCATTGCCCTGACTGGCGCCCTGTGCGGGTGATCCCGGACGGCGGAAGTCGAGGCCAAAGGCCGCCTCGCGCGCCCGATCCTCGGCGATCTCCGCATCCACCCGATCGGCGTCATAACCCCGCTGCGCCATTGCCATCGAGCGGCTTTTGAGCCCGGCCTCGATCTCGGTCACCTCGGCGTTGATGTCTTTCAGGGGATCAACCCAGTCCCATTTCGGGGGCAACCAGTCGGCCTTGGTCATAGCGCGGCGTCTGTTTTGATAATCCGGCAACGTGAGCGCCCCCGCCATTACGGCGGTATCCATCCAGCGCCCCCAGACCCGTTTGCACAGCTGGTGGATCAAAACCCGGTGCTGCCAGGCACTGACCCGGCGGCGAAACTCGATAATGGAAAGCCGCGAGTTGGCGAAGTTGGCTTTCGCCAGATCATTGCTGACGTAGGAATAGGGCACGCCCAGCGCCGCCGAGACCTGCAACAGCGTGCGATACTGAAACGGCTCGTATGTCGCGCCGGAATCTGCAGGATCGGCGGTTGTGATATCCTCGCCCTGATCAAGCCGCACCACCTGACCGGGCTCGACCGCAAGGGGTTCGTCGGTCGGCTCAAGGGGCCCATCCATCTGTGGTGACGTCACGAACATCGCAAACATCGCCGCCACCTTTTTGCGATCAAGCTCGGCGTCGTCGTATTGATCGAGGAAAAACAGTTTCACAATCGCAGGTGCAAAGCGCGACACACCGCGGATTTGTCCCGCCTCGACCGGATCGATCACATGGATGACCTCGTTCGCCGGTACGCGTACAAGCTCGCCAGCAAGGCGCGGGTCGGTTGCATCCCCGGGATGGCGGCGCAGGAAGTAATAGGCGGTACGGCGACCAATCAGGTCAAACTCGATGCCTTGCCGGATCATCCCGCCGCCCGGGAGTTCCTTGTTATGGGTGATCGGCAGCATTTCCGAGGGCAGCATCTGGAGTTGCAGCGGAACCGTGAGGCCATCTTGCGGCAGACGCGGGCGAAAGCGAAAGAACACTTCGCCGGTCAGAAACAGCTCGCGCGCCGCCCGGCGCTGCAGCCCGTAGAAATCCGTCAGCTCTTCGGCGTCCGCCTCGGCGGCCCAGTCCTGCCACAGCGCCTGAATGGCGGCCTTTTGCGCCCCATCCGCTACCTTGGAGGTCGGCTTGACCCCGTCACCAACCGCATTGCCGGTCCAGCTTTCGAGCGCATTGAGGGCATAGCCATTATTCCTCACTAGCCAACGCGCCCGCGCATTGATGGTTGGGCCCGCCGCGCCAATCAGGCTGTTCACATGCGCGCGGCTGGCCTGAAACTTCCTCAGGCGACGACCGGAAAGCCCGGCCTCGAAACCACCAATCAGCGCGCCAATACGCCGCCGCGCGCCGGTCATGGCGCCGCGCAGCACCCCTCGGTTTGTCATGATTATAGGCCTTTGCTGGTGTAAATGCTGGTCAGGCGGGACTTCGTTCCGGTGCTTTGGGCCGCAATACGCGCCTCGAGATCAGCGATTGCCTTGGCCATCTCCGCATCAGAGCCATAAGTCACGGATTTGCCATCATAGCTCGTTGAGCGCACACCGCGAAACCGGGCGGCCAGCAGCGCATCGAGCTGCGCCTGCATGTCTGTCAGGGTCATCTGCTACCTCATATTGCTGGGCGTTTGGCCGGTTATTTATTCGGTCGGAAGCTCATTGCACTGCCAACACGATTGAAGGGGAATTGGCAAAAGATGGATCGGTATCGGGAAAAAGGTTGTGTTTTTCCGAAATGAGGCGAAATATCAGAACCATGTCAATTTCTTATCTTGAATCATCTTTTTCACGTTTTTTGCAGGAAATACCCTGGATGATGGTTGTTACCTTTTTTGGGGTTGCTGGCTTTACACTGTTCCCTGGCAATCGGCTTTCTGCGGAAGTTCTGATTGGCCGAGTGACACATGTACGGGACGGGGACACCATCGAGGTAAGTGGGCGACCAATCCGTCTGAATGGCCTTACTTGCGATGAGAAGGGAAAACCTCTTGGCGATCAGGCAACACGCACTATGCAGCGTTTGGTTATTAGTAAAATCCTGACATGTGGGCTAAATGGCGAACGTACCTATGACCGTGAAGTCGGTCGCTGCTATCTCCCCGACGGTCGGGATATCGGCGCGGTCATGATTGAGTTAAAAATTTGTGGGCGCTGTGCTCGCTATGATCCATTTCTCACCTACGCCAAGGCCCAACGGGAAGTTGGACCGTTTAAGGGGACGGTTCCCGACTATTGCCGTTCCCGCTGAAAGAATCAGAAAGAGCTGTATCCCTACCTCATGTTGCTCGGCGTGTAGGCCCGCCGGGTACGGCGCTTGACGATCGGCCGTCCCGCCGTGGGTTCTGGCAGTGGCAGCTGCGCCTCATCGCTGATTGGACCATCTTCATCGGGATCCTCGACCACGATCCCCACCTGCGCCTCAAGCGAGCGCCACGTGCTTTCAGGCCAGCGATCGGCCCCGAACATCCAGGCGCTGGCGCGGGCGTAAACCCGACAATCGAGCGCCTCGTTGCGTTCGCGCATCTTTTGCCATTCGGGTTTTGAGAATCCGCGCCGGTCACGTTTTGTCACCAGCTGCTCGGCCGTCAGCTGCTTGATCCATTCGCTGTCGATCCATGTCGGCAGGTGGATGGTGCCGGCAGGGAATGCCTGACCCTCGGACAATTCATCATCCGTCGGGCGCGGCAATCGCAGAAACCGGTAGGTCTCGGATTTGAACGTCGAGGTCGCGATGGTCCAGAGTTTCGCGCCGCGCCGGATCCGTTTGCCGCGCTCGGTTGCATCAACATAGGTCGGGCCGGTCACGGGGCTGGCGCGATTAAACCCCTCCATTCCCTTGATCGGGGCCACCTGCGCGCCGGGTTGCCGGCGCGCCCAACTGTAAACGGCCGCCGTTTCATAGCCCGTATCAACCGCAATCCGGCCAATTTGCAGGATGGCACCGTTTTCGTGTTCCCATGTGCGCCCCAGAAGGGTGGACATTGCGACCCAGCTTTCAGGGCTGTCCGGCCCGTCCTCGATCACGATATGATCAATCAGCCAGCTTTCAAGGCCGCGCCCCCATCCCCAGACGTCGATCTCGAGGCGGTCTTTTTGCACGTCCGCCCCTGCGGTCAGGAACAAGGCGCGCTTTGGCACCTTGCCCGCGGGCCAGTGTTCGCGTCGCTCGTAAATCCGGCTCCATTCCGG